TTCTCGACGCGGTTCTTGCTGGGGTTCTCCTGCACGTGACGACGGCGGCCGCCGATCTGCCAGTACAGCGACAGGTTGGCCAGCGAGGTGATGAGCAGCGAGCCGTCCGGCATGAACGGCACCTCCGCTGCCTGCAGGCCACCGACGCGGCGCTGCGACAGGATCAGATCGGTCGCGAGCTTTTCGCTGGCCGGCTGATCCTTGTTCACCAGCGGGAAGTACTTGTCGTGCAGCAGATCGCGGCCGATCAGCACGACCAGGCCCGGGTTGCGGCGGTGCCAGGGGTCGATCAGGTTGCTCACCGCGTCGTACACGAGCGCGTCGAGGTTCTTGTAGTCGGCGCCGGCGGCCGTGCCGACCACGACCTTGTCGGCGGTGTGCGAGCCTTCGTCCATCACGCGACCCGGCGCGTCCTCGCGGTACTTCTGCAGCCAGCCGCTGTTCACGTCCTGCAGCAGCGGGTTGGTGGCGCGGTTGGTGGTCGCCGCGGCCGACGTGCCGTTGAAGCCGATCATCAGGCGGTCGAGCGCCTGGCGCTGGAGGATGGCGTCGCGGATGAGGGTCTGGAATTCCGGACGGTGCGCCCAGGCGTCGAGCTGTGAGTAGCGCAGGGCGGTGTCGAAATCCGTCTGCTTGCACTCGTAATCGTTCTTGTCGGAGCCGGACACGTCGCGCGGGATGCGCTCGCCGCCGCCGGTGGTGTCGGTGCGGCCGGCGATGGTGCTCGACACACCGATGCCGACCTTCTCGCCCTTCAGCTCTTCGACGCCGATGACATTGATGCGCTGCAGGAGCTCGCTGGATTCCTGCATGCGGCGTTCGAGGGTTTGCTGCACGCTGGGCTCGACATTGAAGACCTGCGTCGCGTTCTCCACGCCATTGAGCTGGGCGACGTGGTTCAGGAATGCCGTGTACAGGCGGCGGGTGTTGTTACGCATGGCTGTGGTTCTCCGGGGATGCGTGATAGGTGTGCGTGCGGTGGCGTGGCGCGATCAGCAGTCGGTCAGCGCGCCGCCGCCTTCGTTGCCGGTGGCGGGCGGGCGACGCGTCTGGCTGTGATCGACGGTGCCCTCCAGCTTCCGCGTGAGCGCCGCGAAATCGGAGCTGAGCTTCTGCAGCTGCGACTTCACGTCGGCGTTGTCACGTTCGGCCGCGGCGAAGCGCTGGTCCTGCTGGCGCACGTGCTCGGCCACCGCCGTGACGGCCTCGCCGATGCGGGCGAAGTCCGCGCTCTCCGGCGCGGTCACCGGCGCGGTCACCGGCGCCGGCGTCTCGACCTTCGTGCCCTTCAGCAGCGTGTCGAGACGGGCGAACAGCGCATCTAGGACGGTGGGCTTGTCTTCGATCTCTTCGAATTCCAGCTCGGTGCTTTCGGCCACGCTGAAGAGGTTCTGCGGCGACTGCTTGCGCGCCTTGAGCGGGCTCGCTTCCGGGTTCTGCGCAGCGAACGTCAGCATCTCGGTGCCGAGGCTCGCCGGCGTGTCGGTGACGCCCAGGCCGACCAGGTAGGCCTCGCCCTTGCCGGCGAAGTCGGGATCCACTTCGATCGAGCAGTAGATCTTCTGGCCCGCCTTGTTCATGGCGATCAGGTCGTTCGTCGGCTCGATCTGAGCGAACAGCGCGAGGTGATCCTTGCCGTCGATCTTGACGGTTTCGGTTTTCACGGCGGCCACGTCGCCCATGCAACGGAACGGCGAATCCGGGCTCAGGCCGCGGATGTGCTCGACGAAGATGCGGGCGCCGTACTTCGCCGGGTCATAGTTGCTGGCGATCTGCGACAACCAGGTGCGTTCGATCTTACGTCCGTCGGAAGTGGCGCCCTCCACGGCAACACGGAACCACTTCGAACGGAACTTTTTGGTCTTGGCCGACATGCTGTCCTCTGCGCGTTGGGCGGTGGCAATGCGAGTGCATCGTTAGAGGTTTCATGGTCGGAAGCTGCAACATCAGCAGCAACGCGGGCAGCGTGTAACGCTCGCCGATACACAGGCGAAACCTGTCTGCAGGTGGGTGCGGTGGGCACGCTATGCGCATGAGCAGCGTCGCCGCCCAACTCCCGATGGATACCCGCCGACAGGCAAAGTTCCTGTATTGGATGGGCTGGCGGGTCTGCGAGATCGCGCAGGCCACCGGGGAGAACGAAAAGACTTTACACAGCTGGAAGGCGCGAGACGAGTGGGACCGCGCCGACAACGTCGAACGCATCGGCGGCGCGCTGGAAGCGCGGCTCGTGTGCCTGATCATGAAGCCGGAAAAAACCGGCGGCGACTACAAGGAAATCGACCTGCTGCACCGCCAGCTCGAGCGGCAGGTGCGCATCCAGCGCTACCAGGGCGGCGGCACCGAGTCGGAGCTAAACCCGAACCTTAAGGCGCGAAACGCGGCGCCGAAGAAACAGCCGAAGCGCAACGAGTTCTCGGAAGAGGACATCGAGCTGTTGGAATCGGCGTTCATCGACGGCTGTTTCGACTATCAGCGCGACTGGTACCGGGCAAGCAATCAGCGCACGCGCGCGATCCTGAAATCACGCCAGATCGGCGCCACCTACTACTTCGCCCGCGAGGCGCTGATCGATGCGTTGAAGACCGGGCGCAATCAGATTTTCCTCAGCGCATCGAAGGCGCAGGCCTTCCTGTTTCGCGGTTACATGAAGTCCTTCGTGCACGAGGTGCTGCAGCGCGAATTGAGCGGCGGCGACACGATCCTGCTGCCTAACGGCGCCGAACTGTTTTTCCTCGGCACCAATGCGCGCACGGCGCAGGGCTATCACGGCAACTTCTACTTCGACGAGTTCTTCTGGACGCACCGCTTCGACGAACTGAATAAGGTCGCGTCGGGCATGGCGATGCACAAGAAGTGGCGCAAAACCTACTTCAGCACGCCGTCGAGCATGGCGCATCAGGCGTACAGCTTCTGGACGGGCGAACGCTTCAACAAGGGCAAGCCGGCCGCGCAGCACGTCAGCATCGACGTGAGTCACGACTCGCTCGGAGCCGGGCGGCTTTGCGAGGATCGCCTGTGGCGGCAGATCGTGACCATCCTCGACGCGGAGCGGCGGGGCTGCGACCTGTTCGACATCGAGGAGCTGCGGCGCGAGTACAGCGCCGACGCGTTCGCGAACCTGCTGATGTGCGAGTTCGTCGACGACGGTGCCAGCGTGTTCCCGCTCGCCATGCTGCAGCCCTGCATGGTCGACAGTTGGGTGGAGTGGGGCGACGACTACCGGCCGTTCGCCATGCGCCCCTACGGCGAGCGCGCGGTGTGGGTCGGCTATGACCCGGCCGACACCGGCGACAGCGCGGGCCTGATCGTGGTGGCGCCGCCCGCGACGCCTGGCGGCAAGTTCCGAATCCTCGAACGCCACCAGTTCCGTGGCATGGACTTCGGCAGCCAGGCCGAGTTCATCAGGAAGATCACGCAGCGCTATTGGGTGACGTACATCGGCATCGACACGACGGGCATGGGTGCGGGTGTCGCGCAGCTGGTCAAGCAGTTCTTCCCGATGCTCACCACCTTCAGCTACTCGCCGGAAGTGAAAACGCGCCTGGTGCTCAAGGCCTACGACGTGATCCACAACGGGCGCCTGGAATTCGACGCCGGTTGGACGGATGTCGCGCAGTCGCTGATGGCGATCCGCAAGACGCTGACGGCCAGCGGGCGCCAGATGACCTACACGGCCGGCCGCACCGATGAAACCGGCCACGCCGACCTCGCATGGGCGCTCTTTCATGCCCTGCAAAACGAACCGCTGGAAGGCCAGACCGGCCGCAACACCGGCATCTTGGAGATCATGTGATGTTGACCGACGACACTGCCTCGCCCGCTGCTGCGCCNCCCGCGCGCGNCGAGGCCTTCACCTTCGGCGATCCCACGCCCGTGCTCGACGGGCGCGGCTTGCTCGATTACACCGANTGCTGGCGCAACGGCCGATGGTACGANCCGCCGNTCTCGCTCGATGGNCTCGCGCGCACCACGCGCTCCAACGTGTTCCTGCAGTCGGGGCTCAATTTCAAGCGCAACATGCTGGCGCGCACCTTCGTGCCGCATCGGCTGCTGTCGCGCGAGGCCTTCCCACAGCTCGCGCTCGACTGGACGACGTTCGGCATGGCCTACGTCGAGAACCGCAAATCGGTGCTCGGCTCGGCCGTGATGCTGCAGCCATGCCTGGCGAAGTACATGCGCCGCGGCATCGACCTGGACCAGTTCTACATGGTGCGGGGCTGGCGCGAGGAACACGAGTTCAAGCGCGGCACGGTGTTCCAGCTGCGTGAGGCCGATGTCGACCAGGAGATCTACGGCTTGCCCGAATGGCTGTCGGCGCTGCAGTCCGCGCTGCTCAACGAATCGGCGACGCTGTTCCGCCGGAAGTACTACAGCAACGGTTCGCACGCGGGCTTCATCCTGTATCTCACGGATCCGGCGCAACAGCAGGAGGACATCGACAACCTGCGCGCGGCGTTGAAGAACGCCAAGGGGCCGGGCAATTTCCGCAACCTGTTCTACTACGCGCCCGGGGGCAAGAAAGACGGTCTGCAGCTGATCCCGGTGAGCGAGGTGGCGGCGAAGGATGAGTTCGGTGGCATCAAGAACATCACGCGCGACGACATGCTGGCGTCGCTGCGAATTCCGCCGCAGCTGATGGGCATCGTGCCGCAAAACTCCGGCGGGTTCGGCTCGATTCGCGAAGCCACCCAGATGTGGGCGGCCAACGAGCTGGAACCGATGCAGGCGCGGCTGTCGCGCATCAACGACTGGTTCGGCGATGAGGTGATCCGGTTCCGGCCGTACGAGGCGCCGGCCGCATGAGTGCACGCCT